ACCGTCGTGGCCCCGGTCCCCTTGAGGCTGGCGAAGGTGACGAGGCCCGTCGAGGTCAGCGCCCCGGCGGTGATGGTGCCAGCGGCGAAGTTCCCCGAGGCGTCACGGAGGACAACGGTGCTAACGGTATTGTCCGACCGCTCCACGATCCGAGGCGCCGAGAACTCGACGTACAAGACGCCGTTACTGGCGTGGGAGCGGAGGACGGTGGCGGCGGGCTGGTAGATGCCCGAGGTCGGCTTGGTGGCCGTCAGCCCGCCCGAGGTGTTCGGGTACAGGATGTCGCCGACGCTAAAGGCGCTGGTGGCGACATCGGCGATGAGGCCGGTGTTGGTCAGGTACCCAGTCGCGCCCGAGGCGATGGTCTGGTTGACGATGCCGAACGCCACATCCGAGGCGCTGGCCACTTTGGCGACTTCGGGTGCGCCGTTGCCGACGTTGTACCCCGTCACCTTGACGATGTCGCCCTTGACCAGATTCTCGGTGGCGCGGACGAAGACGTCGATGGTCGCGGCCCCGACCTCGTGCCAGGTCGTGCCGTCATCGTACCAGAGCTTGTAGCTCCCCGTGTCGACGGTGATCCACTTGCGCCCCGCCGTGCCGGCGCTGGGCCGGGACGCGAGCGAGGAGGACTGGACGTGGATGCCCGTGTCGGCGTCGTGCGCGACGTAGGCGGTACGGATGGTGTTATCGTTCCCGCGTACCACGTTGGCATCCAGCGGCCCGCCGTTGACGGGGGTAGCGAACGCAGAGACGGAATGTGAACCGACGGTCGTAGCCATTAGCGACGTCCCAAGGCAAAGGTTTCAACTTGCATGCGACTAAAAATAGGAAGCGCCGACCCGGAATCCGTGATGGTCATGTCGACGTAGTACCCGCTCCCGCCCATCTGCACACGGTAGTTTTTGCTGCCAGAACCGCCCCAGATTCCCGTGTTCCAATACTCATCGACCGACCAAATCCCCGCCGAGCTGGGGGGCAACTGGTAGGTGCCAAAGGCTTCGTCCGTGGCCCACGAGACCGAACAGTTCTTGGACCCCTTGAGCTGGGCCGTGACATACCCAAATCGCAGCGCCTTGGCCAGCGCATCGTCCCCGCAGTAGAGGCGGTGCATCTGCGCGGTCAGGGCGTACATCGAGCCGCCCGTGCCGTCAGCATTGACGTTATCGGTGTAGACCAGCGGGGCGTCACAGAGCGAGACGAAGCCATCCGCATCCCCGCGCAGGACGACCGGCAGGCCGTCGTCGTCGATGGCCTCGAAGAAGGCCGTCGTGTCGGGGCTGATGAAGGCGTTATCCCACGGCCCAGACCAGGCGTTCAGGACCAGATGGTACTGGTAGCACCCGATGCCGGGGATGGAAATCCACAGCTCCTTGGTCGCCCGGTTGACGATACACCGGATGTTATCGAACTCGGCGCTGGAGAGGCTGCGGATCAAGGGGAGGAGCGGGTCCGGCGTCTCGGGGGTCCCGACCGGCGCCACCTCCATCTCGTTGCAGCGGTAGAGGCCGCGCTCAGAGATGAAGTAGGCGACGTTATTGCTGGCGACGATGGACTTGCTGGCGATGGTGCCGACGTCGGCGGTCACCGCCGCTGGCTGCACCGTGATGTCGTCCTGCCCAAATCCCGTCAGGCGGCTGATACCGCGCCGGTGGAAGATGAGGAGCGAGGTGTTAATCGAGGCCAGCCCGACAATCACCTCATCGCCGAAGGTGCGGACGATGATCTGCCCGCCACCCCCCGCGCCATAGCCCAGCGTGTCCCCGTTATTGAGGTCCGAGTAGAAGATGCTGTCCGGGAAGCTGCTATTGCCCGTCCCCCAGAGCCGCTCATTGTGGACCTGAATGACGCTGGCGTCGACCGTGTTGGTGATGTTCGCCGTCAGGGTCGAGCCGTCCCACTTATTCAGCAACCCGCCATCGGCGATATACACCACATCGGCGCCGGTCCCGTCCCGGAACTGGGCAAAGGTCGGCGCGACGCTGGTCGACAGCGCGCCGGTCTCCTGCGTCCAGGTCCACGGGAAGGTGGCGGCGTAGGTCGTGGTAAAGAGCTTGCCGTCGCAGACCGCGAGCAGCTCCTCGGCGCCGCTGTCCTTGCTCCAGTTGTAGCCGTTAAGAACCGCGTCGCTCGCCGACAAGGCGGCGGCCGTGCGCTGGGTGCCGCCCCGCTTCGTGATGGCGCCGTAGTCCGTGAGCCGCGCGTTGGCGGTCTGGCGAAGCTGGTTGGGGAGAAGCGCGACGTCGTCCGAGATGCTGTTCAGCCCGCCAATCATCTGGGGCTGTTGATCAACCACGCGCTCCCGCATCAGCCACCCGCCCAGTCATACTTCTGGTCGGGGTAGGCGAGCATCGTCGGGTTGATGGTGCGCCGCCGGATGTCGTCCAGCAGCCCCGCCCGGAGTTCCGCCGCCTCGCGCTTCAAGACCTGCGCCGCGCCTGACTCGGCCCCGCCCTTGTTGAGCAGTCTGGCCCCCGCCTCGTTGGCGATGATCCACTCCCCGCCGAGCGGGAAAGTGATAGTGGAGGCGTCGGTCAAGAGGTCGGCCAGCGCGGTCGGCTTGTAGTTGACGGCCACATACAGGCTCGTCCCGCTCGCCACCGGCAAGATCTGCACCTGCTCGCCCACGATGTAGTAGAGGCGGGGGTAGGTCGGCAGATAGTTGGTGGTGGTCGCCAGCGGGACATCTTGGAACCGAGTCTGGACATACAGCACGTTCCCGTCCGAGACGGACAGGATGCGGTAGAAGTTCTCCTGACTGTCGCCGCCCCCGCTATTGAGCGCGCTAAAGGCGACCACGCCGTTCGCGTCCGTGGTCACCGTCCGCATCGCATAGGTGTAATACTGCGAGGCGTTGAGCAGGTTCGACCACTCATCGTCATAGACGACGTTCAGCACGCTCGTGATGAGGCTATCGGACCAGCGCGTCGAGTCGACGGCGTCCATCGCCTCGCGTGTGTATTCGATCAGTTCTGCCCGACTGATGGCCATGCGAGCCTCGGTTAGCTAACTTTCTTAGGCCGGCCCCGTTTCTTCGGGACAATCGGCGACTCCAACGCCTCGACGAACGCCGCCTCGATGGCGGTGTCGACGGGGGCGTCGGCGTTATACTGCTGGACATAGTCCGCCATGTTACGGACCTCGTCCTTGGGGTATTGCCGCAGGACCCGCTCCAGATAGGCCGGGGCCTCTTCAGGCGAGCAGTCCACGGGCAGATACCCGATGATGTCGTAGGCGCTGGCGGGGTCAGTCTGCCCCGTCTGCACCCGCTCCCACCGGCGATCGTCCTGCGTCCACGTCATGCAGACCGCCCAGTGGGCGTTCGTGTGGGTCAGGAACTTGAGATGGAGTCCGGCGTGGAGCGCCCGGAGCCGCGCCACAATCGCGGTGGGCGGCTCGGGCTGGCCGGCTGCGTTCAGCAGCACGGCCATACTTAGACCTCCACGAACAGCTCGACGTTGACCATGAGGTCAACCGCTGCCGTGCCGACCGTGCTGGTCGTGGTCACGACGAACTGGAGCGTATCCCCGGTATCGAGGGTGCGCTGCGCGTCCGTCAAGGTCGAGAGCAACGCCACGGCCGTGCCTTCCTTGGCCGTCAGCGCCTCCAAGTCGACATTCCCCGTGAGGGTGACCGCCGCGTCCGCCGAGGCATCGTACTTCTGGAGGACGCCAAGGATCGTGCCGCCGGACGAGGCCGGCACCGTCCCCGCCGAGACCACGGCGCGGTTGATGTAGCACTTGGCCGGGTGCGAGCCGAAGCTGTAGGTCGTTGTGGTGTTGTTCCCGATTGCCGCATCGCAGCGCCCCGCAAGGAGGTTCGGGAGGACACCCAGACGCCCCGGCGTCGGAGCAAAATAGTTATAGGGCATGAGTTATCCTCGGGTTGGGGCAGGGGCAGACGCCCCCACCCCGTCCCAGTGAAGGTTACGCGACGTGCGTGTAGCGCGCCGTATCGGTGTACCCGGTGATCGAGCCATTCGCGTTACGCGCAAGGCAGGCCAGG